ATGTACTTCTCTTTCCAACATTTCTGATAAGGACTATCAGTATCTTCTTTTACTTCTTCATCTTCATCTTCGACTTCTGACTCATCGTCATCAACTTCGACTTCTGCTTCGTCTTCATCTTCATCGGTATCTTCTACCTTTTTAGACTTAGCTTCATCAAGAATTTCCTCATCTTTAACTTCAACGTCCTCCAACTTCATAGTCTCTAGTTGTTCTTCATTGATGTCGGCGATGCTATCTTGCATTTCTTCAGACATTAATATTACCTCTTTGTTAAAGTTTCGAGAGGAAATCTTGGAACATTTTACTCTGCATCTCTTCAAGATCCTTAGCCTTTGTTCTTCTTATTTCAGTCTCATATTTTTCAATTTGTTGAGCTTTAAGAATACCATTGTCCCATACCCAATCAACACCTTCCATAATCCCATTAACGAAGGCGTTATGTGCTGATGGATCTTGAACTATGTCAATTGTCGCTAGATGAAAATCATCTTTAACAACACTCATAGAATTCTTATTCTCAATACTTCCCATACCACGACTTGACACACCTAACTGCACACCACCTTCCATAAGACCTTTTACAATCTTACCCATTGGAGTGTTTAGTACGAGTGCTTTTCCAACAACATCATTTCCCTCAAATTTGAGATCAGTGATGCGATGTGAAACCTTATCTAAATTAATCGTTGGTCCATTAGGATGATTTAACTCACCTACTGCACGACCTTTAGATACTTGTTCTTCTACATATTTGTTTACAGCGCCTTCCATGATCTTTTTAGGATACATACGACCATTACGGTTCTTGGCTTCTGTTTGCATGAATATACCTTCGATAAAGGTATTCTTTTCACCGGTCTTAGAGTCTTCAGTGAAATACGACAAATCTTCTTGGATATATTCTGTTATTAATTTCATGGTTCTTTATGACTCCGTTTCTGAAGGTGCTGCATCTTGTTTAAGCATTGATGCTCCAACTTCACTCATTTTAGTATTAATTGTATCAGCTATCTTATCATTTATTATAGTCTTAAACATATCAGCTGCAGCAGACTTATTATCAGATACTATATTTGAAATTAATTCATTTGTATTATTCATAATATTTATTCCGTTTGTAGTATATTTATACGAATTGAGTTTTCTAAATTATTCTTCTTCTTTAGGTTCTGGACTAGATTCTTCTGGACTAGATTCATCATCCATATCAAAGTCTTCATCATCCTCTACTTCACCAGCTATTTGTTTATCAATCTCTTTAATATCATCATCAGTTTGACCTAAGATATTCTTACGAACATATTGAATAGAGTAGTATTTACCGACATACTCATCAACTTCTCTTAGAGTATTAATACGTTCCCTAATCATTTCTGCGCTTTTTAACTCAGAAAAATAAGTATCCTCTGCAAAGTCTATTGTTATATCATTACTTAAAGAATCCCAATCTTCTCTAGTAATAATAGATTTAAGTATTAACTGTGTTCTTAATGCTTGTAGAAATACATCAGAAAACTTAGAACGAATACGATCTAAGAACCTTTGAAACTTAACTTCATCTCTTGTTATCTCAGACGATCTACCTAAAGAAAACTGAGCTTCTGATTCTAATCTACCTATAGGTACATTCATCGATTTATATAGTTTCTTCTGAAAGTATATAATATCTTCAATCTCACCTAGGTTTTGACCACCAGGTAATGTTGATATTTCTGTTCCTCTACCACCCTCTCTTCGAGGTAACCAAAAGTCTTCCATCATAGAAAGATGTTTACGCTCATCTTTTAATTCGCCAGACTCTGCATCATATACTAATTTATTACGGTAGTTGTTCATAATACCGCGTAGATATTCTTCTGCTTTACCTTTAGTAAGGTTACCTACATCAATATAGAATATTCTACGTTCAGGTGCTCTTGCGATACGATATATCAATAAAGCATCTTCCATCATTCTTAACTGATTAGCGGATTTAATTGCTTTGTCAAGATGTCCTATAACTCTATCTTTCTTATAAGATAGTAAGCCTGATGGGCAGAATATAATAGCATCTTTAGATATCTTTAATGCTTGTGCAGATGAATGAGTATTCTCATCAGTATACACATAATAATCATTAACACCTACTACTACTTTAGCNCCTGTTTCTTGATCAATCTCTTCTTCAAGTTCTTTTACTTTAGTAATCTGTGTTGATTCAATAGGTCTTAATTCTAGAATACCTTTCTTAGGATTCTTTTCATCTATAAGAATATGATAATAGATACGNCCATCTACATACCATNTACGAAACATCTCATGCCCGAAATGATTAAATCCGAATAGGCTTAATACATTATCAAACTCTTCTTTAAAGATCTTTTTAATCTTATCAGATTGTTCTAACTGATCCATATTAATTGTAACAGGATCTGCTGTATCCGAAACAATTGATTCAGATACAATATCAGTGATAGCTTGGTCACATTCTGGGACTGTTGCTATTTCTCTATATTTTCTTATTTGTGCTGCATCATCAACTAATTGTTCTGTCGACAGATCAAGATATTGCGAAAAATGACCTCCTGCTGTAACGACACCACCACCCTGATCGGTAGGTGGAACGAAGGAGCGTCCCTTTTCGAAATTATCCCTTTTCTTCTTTTTCTTTATTTCAAATCCAAATAAATCTGCCATTTCTCATCCTAGTACTTAAATAAAATAATAGTAGTGGAACCTCAACGATTCCACTACTATATTTATACACATTATATATTAGTTAGTAGTATCCGAAGTCCAGTACTGATACTCTAAAGTTACTGATGATTCAGTTACATTAGTATCGTCATAAGACAACGCCACTTCACCTAACTCTGAAGGCCATGCACCTCTAATAGTATAGGTTTTTACAGGTGTACCTTCTTTATCTAACTGCTCGACAGTCATATCTGCCATATAGTCAGATGTGTTTGTCATTCCGATATTACCTTCATGTGAATTAATACCATCCATCCATCTCTCGAATGCAGATCTAACTGCTAAACCACCATCATTAATGACAGTAATAGTCCAAGGTGCGAATGTACGCTCACCCGATAGTTTAATCTCACGACCTCTAAACTTAATAGGAAGTGAACTTATTGAAGATGCTGGTAAAGATGCACCCTTACACATAAATGATGCAAGTTCTGAATCACCTTGAGCAAAGCCCGGAAAATTCGGTGTTACTTTGAACAAAGAACCTCTTGCCCCACCACCGATTAATTTTGATTTAAAGTCATCAACTCCTAATATTGCCATTTCTATCTCCTATTATTTACCAATGATTTCTGAAAATTCAACACCAGTACGAGTAGCGATGAAGTTCAAAGTCATGAAGTTGATAGAACGAGCTGGTTTGATGTATATATCAGCAATAAACTGGTTAGTATCAATTACTTGACCTGTATTATTGGTTTCATCACAAACTACATGGAAATCATATAATCCACGGCGACCTTTGACATCACGCAAGAACGGTTCAACCATATTTCTAAATTGAGCTCTTGTAAACTCATCATTAAATTCAAACAACTGGTACTTAGCTGCAGTAGCAATTGCTTTCTCTAGTACAATAAACAATCTACGGACATTGATTCTATCAAATGCAGATGGTTTAGATTGTGCTGTTTTATCTCCATAAAGAAGTGTTCCTTCTCCAGGGAATGTTACGATAGGGTTAATACGCTTTTTATACAACTCATCTCTTTCAAAATGCTTAGGGTTAAACGCTAGTTTAGTTACCCCAAATAATTGCCCACGATTAAATCCTGCTGGTGACCACCATGGATCAGCAACATCATCTGTTTTAGCACATAAACCTGCAACTGCACCTGATGCTGAAATCCAACGATATAAATCGGAATACTTATCATACACATATAATGCGGTTGAATCAATAACACCATACGAAGATGAAGTTAATTTATCAGCCCATTCAATAACATCATCCATAGCATCAGGGTTTTGTTTACTTGCTGCTAATGGAGGTGATACAAATGCTACACAATCTTTTCTTGTTGATGCTAATGCAATTAATTGATTTGCTAATCCATGTGATGCACCAACATAGTCCGAGGATCCTTGGATTATTAAATTAACATCAACTGTTTCTGNNTCNNCNAAGAATNNAAATCCAGTNGTAAGATCACCAATATCTAATGTTGTTGTTTGTGTGGA